ATACTCGGGCATTAGGCTTCATGCCGTCAATAGTAACTTCAATCAAGCGGGAGCGCATGAACGGTACCACCGAAACATCAACCACTTTCGGACCGATACTCTGTGTTTGTGTACCGGGGCGAACGTTAAGCTGGATGCCTGTTCGGGACTGTCTTTGCGTTGTCGTGGTTGTTCTCGTGGTCTCTGTTCTACCGAAGATAGACCCCTGACCTGAACCGCCAAACGTGATACGATTGATACCGACATCGGCTGTTTCAGATGAGGTACTTGATCCCGTCCAGTTGGTTTGCCAGTCATTCCACTGGGTGCCCCATGCGTTTGAGAGTTGCTCCCATGCGTCCATGTTGCCATCGAAATTGACTTGGACATCTGGCTTCTGTGTCGTATCTGTCCAGCTATCTTGATCTGGATCCAGCGTCATTGTACCGATCCAGTTAAATTGTAGTTCGCCAGTTGCGTTTCGCGTCTTAGAAGCAAACGGCTGATGGACAAATACTGAATGGACATATGGAAGGGTTAGCAGATCGCCATTCGTTGGTGTTTCAGTTGCGGTTACGGTGCCGGTAGCACCAGAGGTTGCGCCTGTAACCGTCGTTGACGTTGCCCAGTTTAGGGTCGTCTGCTCGACAAACATCATATCCACATTGTCATGAACCAGAACGCCAGTGGCTGTCTCTGATCCCAGGGTACCCTGATAAACCGTTTCACCAAGTGTGAACGTGCCCAAAAGGGCCGTATATGTCAATTTGATATCGTTGGGCTGTCTTACGATATTAGTTGAATTAGAACTATCATAATCTAGCTCAACGTTATTGAGGCTGAACTGAGGTCGGATTGATTGCTCTTTCTCATCAACGGCAATGGCATAATCGACATTGGTTACATCTCCAACACCATGACCCGTGAACGAGTCCACGAACATACCGTTTTTGAAACGGTCAACGCCTGATCCGTCAAGGATTTGAAGCTCCCCGGTGTCTTTCTCAAGGAGTGACAGTGAGGTATAATATTCAAGGTTATTGATTCGCTGTTCAAGAACCGAAATATCTTTCATCGTGAAACGTCGGTTATCCATCTGCTTGATGGTTGAGGACAATTCAGTACGGCCAATATCTCTTGCGACATTAGGTGCGAGAGAAGGAAACGGCGGAATGGTAACAACGGCGAGAGACATACCAGAATCGATATCTTCAGGCGTTCTTGGCACAAGCGCGGGAACACCCTTCAAAATCTTAAACTGTCCCTCAAGGTCAAGAACGATTTTGTCCTTACGGCCGAGGTAATATTCAAGATCGTATGTCATATCCTCATTCGGCGGCACCATATGAACACCACCAGTAGGCACAACAAATGAGGCACTGTTAGCCGGATTTGAAGTAATACTACCCCATGCCGTCTGATCCGAAGCCACGTTTGTTCTAATAGGACGAATATCAACCGAATCTCTCAAGTCAAACTGTTCACCAGTTGTTGGTGAGGTAAAGATCGGAATTTCTTTAGTTGATATTGTGGTAGAACTTGTATTGGCATCATCAACAGGATAAGAGTCAACAGACAAATACCCAACACCAGATGATGAATTATGCGTAAAGTAGTCAAACTTCACAAGGATATGATCGCCCGAAGTAATAACCAAAGAAGAGGTTGATTTTAGTTCAAGAAGACCGTGATCGTAATAGTTATCCTTCTGACCAGTATTCAGGTCGAAGTGAGTAGTTACATCGGTACCCTCAGTAATTGCGGAGAAGGCTGATGATTTCTTTCTGACTTCTACAATGTTGAAGACATCGGACATACCCATGCCCCAAGGACCAACTGTATTGGCCGTATGAGAACTCGTATCAAACATAACAAAGCGGTCGGACTTCAAATCTTTGTCCAGTTGAGGACCGTTTGTGATTTTCAACTTGGCTTGGACTGAACCATCCACGCCAGCACTGAATGTATCTTGGAGATCGAAGTCGGCTGTTGTCGTGCCTGTGATATTGACTGTTCTAGAACCGTCTGTTCCTGTACCACCCATATCCATCACATAACCAGCTGGATAGAACTTAGTGTAGGTATTAGCGGCTGTCACGCCAGGCTGTGTCGTAATGACCATAGTATTGGCGTCGGTAACCGCAGAGACTGTCCATGGTCCAGAACCACCAATAGAAACCTGATCGCCTGCATCAAAGTCGTTAGTGAAATCGGTTGAGCCGATACCGTTAATCGTATTAGAAGCCGCTGTTATATCTGCGGTACCAGGCAAGGATGCTGTGGTTGCGTCTGCTTTCAATGTCACCACAAAGCCGTCTAGCTTTTGCGTGGCGTTTAGTAGGCCTGTTGAATACGGTAGAGTTTCGGTGCCGCTTGTTGTGATCGTAAACGTACCTGCCGCAATGATCGAAACATCCACATCCTTCAAGAACTGGAAATTGTTGTCGATAGCATCACCGGCGTCTTTAAGTTGTTTTACATAACTCTGTGGAATATGGAATACGCTCGTATTAAAGCCAGTCTCTTTCATAACAGCAACAGAGCTTTCAAGAACGCAATCGGCTACGGCATCGGAACCAGAGGCATTATTGAGATATACGGATCTAACGGATCCAAACGTGCCGCTTGTCATTTGAACGTCAAAGAGGTATAGCCGATATGTTGCCGAACGGGTACTGGGTGTGCCAGACTCATGAACTACGGCACGAATGAACGCTGTTCCGATTTCAGAACCAGGCGCCGCCGTATTTCCGTATGTTGAAAGCTGGACACCGTTTGCGGCAGTATCTCTTAGGGATACCTGTGCGAGATTACCCACATTCCAGACACCTGAGAACTCATCAACAATGACGTAATTTCCGTAGTTGGCTGGAATAGGCTGTGCATCAACCTCGATTGTGTCTGTGCCCTTATCAGCCGTTAGCCAATCGGTTATCAATGTTTCATATTCATAGCCGTGAACGTATGCCTTGCCAGGCTCAACGCCGATAGCTAGTTTGTTGCTATCACCACCGTTAGCCGTAGTCAGGTAACCCAGGTTTGTACCATCATCAAGATGCTCACGAACCCTGATAGGCATCGGATTGACCGTATAGTTGCCTGATTCGTCCATCGTGCGACGGGCAAACTCTTTTCTCAGTGAAGAATATTCGGTACGATCACCGCGAGCTTGAACCGTACCCTCGTTGATCTGCATCAACTCAAAGAAGTCGGAAAGATCATTGGTATTGAGGAGTTTCTTAGCAAGGGTTGCTACAATCTTCAATCGATCGGCACCAGGGGCTGCGAAGTTAAACGATCCCTGAGCTGGATCAAGCAAAGTTGCGTCGGTCGTGGAGTCAACAGTTGTCTCGGTAAGGGTATAGCCTACCTTATAGCTGGGAACATTGTTGTACTTGTCGAGAACCAGCGTTTGTGACGCCACTCTAATGAACATGCCTTTAGCATAAATGATACCAGCACCAATCGTCACGGCAGAACCAATACCTGTATGCGTGGTAGTGTCTACTGTGTTGGCGTTGAGACCAGAGGTACTTGTAAGGACTTCATCCGCGCTGAAAATCTGTGCGGTATTATTAGAGCCAGCAGCCAGATATTTGATGAATAGAGTATTATACTCAGGTGCACCAGCTTCGGTACCGTCTGCATAACCAATAACTTTGGCTGTCACGCCAGTGGTATTACCTGTTACAGTATTCGCCAAGAATAGAGATGGAGTAACGTCACCACCACCATGATTATCATCACGGAGTTGAACAAAGGTATAGTTTAGATCAAGTGATAATTCGCAACCTGCAACAATAGTGCCTTCTTTGAAGATATGATTACCATGCTTGGCCATCTGGTTTTGAAGATAAGTCTGGATTTGCGTAAGTTCTCGCGCTTGAACGGCATAACCCGGACGAAACAAAACCCGATGAAAATCCTTATCTTCATCAAAGTTATCGTAGTATGGATCCACATTGAAATCAGTGGTTAAAGTCATTCGTTATACCTTCTTGTATTCATCACAAGTATTTATACATGCCAACTTAGAAGCGGATGATAAGTTTAACATCTTCGATTTGATCGGAAGCTCTCGCAATTGGCGATCTGTGTTCCACATACATGATATCACCAGAGTTATTCAGGAGTAAGCCAGTATTAGCAATGGATACTGTACCAGTTGCTCCGCCTGTACCTGTAATAGTCTCGGCTACTGAGAATGTGCCATCTGTTTGCGTCAATTTCACAACGGTTGTGTTGGCTTCTACCACATAACCATTAGCTGTGGAAGTTCCGCCTGTTACGACTTCATCGGCACTGAATGATCCAGAAATGCCAGTGATCGTCAAATTCACCGTATGATCATATGTAGTCGCTGTGGCCGCTGAACCATTTGCGATCAGCGGATCACGGAGCAACCCGATCACACGGAAGTTATTGTCCGTTGTAAAGACATCTGATTCAGACTTATCGAACTTGGTATTAAGGACCACGTTATAAGACATCAACTCTTGCGCTGGATCAGAACCATGTCCACCAGGCGGTCCAACGTATGCTTGACCAGTGACACCAGAAACGCCATTACCAGTGAACGCAACGGTCGCGCGGGTATAGCCTGTACCACGATTAGAAACGGTAATAGCTGAAACGGTATTACCCGCTGCAACCACGTCTGCATAGGCTGTAGCGCCTGATCCGTCGCCAGTGATGGTGATGGTAGGCACGATATCGTAAGTCGAAGTGGCTGTCGGAGCAACGGCTAGATTAGAACTCAAAACAACGGTCTTTGATGATCCCGCATAAGTCGCAATAGCTTTATGACCACCAACGCCTGTGCCACCAGTAACAACAAGGGTACTTCCGTTGTAATAGTTGTCAGTTGAAGATGCCGCAGCGGCAATTACCATCTGTGTAGTATTAGCCACACTCTGGAATGTCCCGTTGTGAACTTTGTCATTCTGAGAACCAGCAGCGGTAATGCCGATTACGTCGATAGCGCCATTGACGGATGCTGCCTGAACGTCCCATTGAGTCGATCCATCATCGGACGATAGAGTAGAAATGGGCACATAACCAGAGGTCAAGAACTTAACAGCATCGGATGCCGCCATCGTAAGCATGTATTTCCAGAGATATCCATCACCCGGGTCAACAGCTACGGTTGTCGATACATGCGTTGGCTTTGTGGTTGATGCTGCGCCGCTGTTATTGAACAGGCATTTGTAGACCTTGTATTCGTCGGTCATCACAAAGAAATCTTCGGTATTCAGGTCAACCGAGTCGCTGTATTGGGTATAAACCGTACCAGTGGTCCAGTCATATCTGACGGAAGCTTTTGATACGTCTGCGGCTTGAACCCGCTTCATGTGCATCATGTCACGCCAATGCTCAAACTCCGTGTTTGCGGTAGCATCCACAGGAGTTGGCGGCGTGTTATCGTCAGCCCATGCTCTTGTTCGTCCAATAAACATGTATAGGTATGAAGGCGCTGCCTCACTCAATGCTTCAACGAATTGGTCGGCATTGTAGACCCTAAATTTTGATGTAACTATTGAAGCCATCGTTTCTTACCCATTTTCCGTTAATAGTTGTAGATTGTTCTGCGGACTTTCTTGAACTTGTGTTTTCTGTTGCCTGCTACTGATTTCAGTGTCCACACCATCAATCAAATGCATGTAAGCTTTGATGTTCTTGTTGGCGGTCTTATTCAATAGTCTAGCCATATCAGCCAGTTCTTCGTCTGTCAATTGTTCATATTTGTCCATTATCTTTTCCCTTACCAAGTAGCTATAGAGGCTCTAAGCCATGTATCGGTTGCCACACAAACGTAAATGTATGAAGTATCCCAAACAACAGTTCCAGCGGTACCAGTAGCCGAAGCGGACGCTGGAGTACTCCCAACAACAAGCGAACCCACACCATCTTTTCGAGCAGCGGGTATTCCCCCTGCGGTTGATCCGTCATGAACTACCAAAGTATCCAACGTGGTATCCACGGTCACTTCGCCGATTGCGCCAGTAAAGGCAGCGTGTTCGACGGTAGTTCCTCTTCGGAATTTATTTTCTGTTGTTGTCATAAATGTCTCTTCTATGTGTATATTTATAAGAAGTGGAGTTATCAAGTAGCATATTTCACAACTCTAGTTGCAGGTAAATGCCCATTATCTAACATATGGTTGGCAATTGCCGCCTCAGAGTAATTGGCACCGTTATAGTCGTGCCCATAGTATATATTGCCCCCATTAATGTCAGGTAATGAACCCAAAGTCTTTGTAGACGGTTGGATAAGAGGCAATACTGCCGTGATTCTGTAAGGTTACCGATGCTGTGTTCGATACAGCTCCGTAATTGAACATATCTATCCGTGAGGTACTTCGGCTGTATACTTCACCAGTTGCAAGCGTACCCTCATACATGGCATTCAATAGAATTTCCGTATCACTAACCACACGTTTCACCGTGAATAACTGATCGGCTTGAACGGCATCCGTATCACGGATCAGAATAACGTCATTGTTAGCAAGATCATTGGTAAAGGCAGTACCAGTACCCGTCATCACGGTTGTAGAACCCATAGAACCAATTGTTCTTGTTGATCTTGATAATACTGTAAACGATGAATAGAACGATATCATATTGTTGGCAACGTTAGAAGCCACGTTACCACCAGCGGATAGCGGCGTGTAATCAAAGTTTTCGACCGCGCTGTAATGTGCTGTGTCATAAACGAACACCGCGTCGTCTTGACGGGACTCTAGAATGGTTATCACTTCATCTGCGGTATTTGAACCGAAGCCTACTGTATTGACCGATAGCGGCGGCAATGAAATGGTGATCTCTTCTGGTGTGTCCGACAGGCTAGTCGATACGCTATCAGAGAAGTCGAGAACGTCCGTCGATACGACTTGACCAAACATGGCGGTACCAGACGGATGGACGATGTTATTCAACGTTTGACGGTATCTGTCCACGAATTGGTTAGTCTTTAGAACATACGAATACTCTTGGTAGAAGTAATTGTCCTGTAGGAACTTGTTAGACGATAAGAAACCGTCAGTCCCGATCCAGTAACCGGCATTGGTTGTCTGTGACAATACTTCAAAGGTAAAGCCTGTATTCGTCGTAACCGTCTCACCCGCAAGGAATGTGCCGATCTTATGTGAAATGATCAATGTGTATCGAGGTGCACCACCAACATGGATTTTAGATACATTCTCAATAACACCAGTTGCGATTGAGGTACCACCAGTGATACTCTCACCAGTTATGTCAAAGATAGCATCGGATCCAGGGTAACCCTCAATACTGATAACAACCTCTTCTGTCCATTTACCATCAGAAGCACGGAGAATATCCTCGCCCGGGTAATAGAATTCCACATCATCGTCAAAGAGAATACGGAACAGGAGCTCATAGGATTTCTCAGAGCCACGCGCACGGTAGAATGATGCAACATTCTTTAGGAGGGTAGGTGTGTATGCAAGGTGGGATCGTGGGACATTGGGTAGAAAGTCGTCCTCAAAGTATTTCAGGTATGCATCGGTTGTCAGGTCTACATCACGGTAATTCAACAGGTTCTTGGTTGCATCGACTGCATTACCTGTTTGCTCCATCCACTCGTAATAAGCCTCTACGAACGCAATAAAGTTAGGACCTTCTTCCTGCATGAACTGAGGGAACTGTTCCGATACAAGCGTCGATATTTTCTGGTCTGTTGTCATGTTTAACCTGTGCGATCCTCAACGGATGTGATAACGGAACTCTTGAACTGGACGATTTGCTCTAGGGTAGGCACCACGTCCTTACTAGCAGGTGAAGCCGTCAAGCTCAAAACACCCGAATTGGCTACTGCGGTTGGTGTAAACGATGATATAACCACTGAACCCGTAGTGTAATCGACGGTACCTGCTGCGGAATTCAATACCGTCTTTACGTCACCACTTTGGGTATAGACAAGGAGCACTCCGTTTCCATCATCTTCAAAGAAACATGTTTGGCTCAGATAGGTGAAATTGGATGATGTAACAACGCCTGTATGACCCTCATGGGTAACATGGTTTGTTGTTTGTTTGATGCCATTCTGGAATTTCACCGTATATGTGGTAGCCACATTAAGCGTGGGAGTGATTTCCATCATCATATTGATGGTTGTATTATTACCCTTGATCGAGTCATGGGCTGCATCGATAGCTGTAGAGAACGTCGAAAACCTGAACTTATTACCGAAATCATCCAGTGTACCAGTTTGATACGTTGTGATAGCAGTGGACACGGCACTCTCCACGGTACCTGTAGAGTCAGAGGTCAAATCGGGATTCCAGTTAATCTGAATAGTAGGTACCACATATAGGTAGATGGCATCAACAATCACAGGGTCAATGGACATCACATTCCGTTTCTTCAATGAAGTCACGATAGAAGCCTGTCTCGCATCGGATACGGTAGTACCAGAAGCTGGGTTAACGGCTATGTAAACTCTACCGTACACTGGCGGATCGTTGTCTTCACCACCCCATACATTGACGGACGTGAAATCGCTGTTCTCTGCAAGGATAAGGCGCTCGTAGTCTGATTGGGTGACCACACGGTTCTGTCTCTCGTAGTGGAGAGGAGCATTCAACTTAACGGATGCTGTTGTTTCTATCTCTTGGCCACCAGAAGCGGCTGTTGTCGTAACCAACGTTACGTAGGAATAACCACTGATGGCTGATAAATTCGTAAAGGTGTTCGCACCATTACCCTTAGTCGTGTTACATACATGGTAATCAATTACCACCACGTTACCATCAACAAGAGAATTGCCAAGTATATCATCACCAAAATAAATGCGGTACCGCTCATCTGCGGTCTCCTCTATGAAGTATACGGTTGAACTTCCTGTTAGTTGTGTTATATCATCTGCAAGCGTATAGGTTGTGGAAGTCGTAGCGGCATCTGTTGCCCTTACGCTAACCGATATGCGCGTTGTGTCTACATTCTTGTTGGGAATGATATATTCGACTGGATTAGAGGTACTTACGGTGAATTCATGAGTAAGAGGGAATCCTTCTGCTATGGATACTCCAGTTGCGACATAGGTATTAGCCGAACTCTTGGTGATTAGCTCTGCGCCTACTGTTGTGAACGTAAGGGTTTCATCGTCTACAACAGAGGTCATCTCTGTATTCTTGGGTATTGTAATGGTATCGGGTGAACCAGTGGGAACGATAGTCACGGTTACTTCACCAACTGCACCACGTGCCGACGAAGAAGTATAACCAAACTCCGCTGCTCTCTCCACAACGTTATTTCTAAGTTGTGCTGATTTGAGAAACATTTCATTAGCTGCCATGTTCGTGTAATAGGCATTGTAATGGGTGTTGTATGCAAGTAGGTCCAACAAGATAGACATGTTAGAGCCGTCGAAGTCGTAGTCTTGAAACGTGGTTTGTGAGCTAAGGAAAGTCTTTAGACCTGCTCTTATCTCATCGAAATCCAGTTCGGTAACTTGAAGTGCGGAATTGGCTGTGGTCATCTCTTAACGGACCCTTTCTAAATAAACCTGAACATTGGTCGGATTGGTGTTGTTTCTGATCCTAAACACAATGCTAACCCTGAGCCTATTATCGTCTACCGTTTCACTTACATGGACGTTCATAAGGGTTACTCTGGGCTCGTTGTTCTCAATGGCTTCTGTGATTGCCTCTGTGAGGTTTTCAGAGGTAAATACACTGAAATTCTCAAACAGGTAGCGTAGGACGTCTGAACCGAGCGATGGCCTGAACGGACGCTCATAGAATTGAGTGAATACAATATTCTTAACAGATCGGATAATGGCTTCATCATTCGTGATTCGTGCAAGGTCACCACTCACGGGATGTGCCGTGAATGCTGTTGTAAAATCTGAATATATGATATCTGTTAGTATTGGCATAATAGTCCTTTTATCTACTATTTATAACGATTTTACTTGACAACCACTGTGGTGTATGTTATAATAGGTATGTACCCTTATGAATAAGATGTTTTAATCACCAATGAAAACTGTAGTTGATCCAGTTGCGGAATGACCACAAGTTGCAGGATCACCAAGATTCACAGCGGCTTTACCCTCTATGAAGACATTATTCGTACCAGCAATCATCGTTGCGGCTTTATGGGGTGGTGGTCCATGAGGTACTACGGCATCTCCATGAAGGGCACACCTTAATCCATTAACGTAGGTTTTGGTAGCAGATGCTACGATATCACCGCCTGCGGTATCATCATCTTTAGTCGCTCCAGGCATTAGTTAATATACACTCTTCTTGCATCTATGTCTATGATTCCAGTGACGGCTGTTGTCTGGTCACCCGTAACCACTTCATCTAAATCACCACCAACGGCTGTTGTCTGGTCACCCGTAACCACTTCATCTAAATCACCACCAACTATCAGGGTGGTATCGCCAACGATATGTTCGTACTTGTCGCCATCTACTTGAATTTGCCAATCACCCTTGATATACGTCCTACAGTCGGAGTCAACGGTTAGATTAACACTTCCCTTGACAAGGACGTTTTTATCTGATATAATGACTTCGTAATCCTTACCAACCACACGGACCACACGGTCGCCGTTTGGATGTATCTCTTCTCTCGTACCTGATTTGTGGTACCTGTGAAGGCGCTCTGCGGTTGATGTATCGTCCCATTCCTCGATATGTCCTGATTCACTCTCGCGAACATGATTAGAGGGATAAACAGCGGCGTATGGATCTTCAGGCTCTAACCATGCGGTACCACCATTAGCTACGGATACGGATGTCTCACGAGGCTTATCTACGGTACCGTTGACAGTTGCGGTTCTTGTCTCACCCCGCGCTAGCCTGTTGGTGTCAGGCTCAGAAACGACGGCGGGATAAACGCCATTTGGATCATTGAAACCCACAGTAGTATCCGATACAACTTCTGGTATACCTCCGATTGTACCCATTACGACAGGCTCTTGCGCGTCTTTGCCATCACGGAAGAAGCCAACGACCCATGTTCCTTCAACAGGACCAAGTGGTGTTGTGCCAATACCGTTCATGGATGCGGATGTGATTGGTGCCATCGGATGTGCCCATGGGAGCGAAGCCGTCGGTATTAGGTTTTTATCGTCGGTATGCCAACCAAGGCAGCGGACACGGATCCGCCCGAGCATAAGAGGATCTGCGCGATCTTCTACGACGCCTTGAAACCATACGAAACCGTCAGTACCCATGAACATATTAGATATCCATCTCTTTGGCAGTGAAGGCGGTTTTCGGCACGTTGTCTTTGATCCATTGATGGAGCTGGGATTGTAATGCGCCTTGTTCCATAGCTTTACCTGCTTTTTTCAGGCGAATTGAGGAGAATGACTTGATAGTTTTCTCTTGGAGCGTGTCCTCGAAGAATATGGTATTCTCATGATTATTTAGAATCACATGGAATTCGCCGTCTATCCCAGCAGGCATTTTACCTGTTTTGGCGATCTGGAACATTGTTCTTGCGGCACCCTCATGTGTTTTGAGAAGAATATCATCAGGCACCACTCGCTCCCGTTCAGCATTAGCCTTAACAGCAACCGAGTAGTTGGTCAATACCCATACGATATGGATATTCTTTTTCTCATAACCCAACTCTATCAATCTGGTTGAGATATCGACAAGGACATCTGGAGATTTGGCTGTTACGTCGAAGAGGATATTAGGCTTTCTGTTTGTACTCATGTCCTTCAAGAGAAGATCAAGTTGCTTTGAGGATACACCGAGGTTTTTGATAGTTGCGTGGAGTATGAAAACGTCTTTACCCTTACTAAAATCGAGCTTGTCTAAGTCTTTACCAGTTTTGAAGCCCTTTTGTTTTGTTGGATTGCCTGCCTTCGTCTTTCCAGTTCGTTGAATGCGGTCAAGGTCCGCAAACGCAACCTTTAGTTGATCTACATCGCGAATTTTGAACTTATCGCCTTCAAGGAAATTCTTGACTGCAAAACCTTTACCAGAAGCGGCACCACCTGCCATAAACACGATTTGCCCATGTCTCTTACCTTGATTTAACATAATCAGTTTTTCCTCAAGGTATTTCTGTTCCTCATATAAGGTTAACTCTTCCTTCTCACTGAATGTAAGCATATTAATCTATTTCCTCATCAAACGATTCTTTTATTACTTGGAGTACGGTTGTAAAGACAGTTCCTGTTATTTTGTGACGGACTTGCGTTACAAGAAACTTGCCAGTGTAATACTTATCATATTTATCGATGCTTGTATCAAGACCAGATGGATTGGGCATGTCGATGTAAATGACATCACCAGGCTTTCTATACGAATCACCAGGTATTTCCACAGTGGCCACGAAGTTGTTAAATCGAACAAACGTGGAGTCTCGTTTCTGGACGAATACTTCCATCATGTGAGGTTTAGTGAAGGTGTCTAAATTCGCATAAGTTGCGAATTCCCGACGATACGATGTACCTAAGAAATAGTCGGCTTTCGCACCAGTAATGAAGTCGGATTGATCTTGGTTATGCATCGTATGGTATTCAAGATGCTTTGGTCTATGCACGGGATCAGCGAAATCCGTATCGTAATCATACTCGTATTTCTTGTAGGTCTTCCGTACTATATCATGGACTAACATATCAGATCGGTACATGCCTCTTGATAGATTAGCCAGTACATCTGTGGTCTTGGCGATGGCAAATCTCTCAATGATTGAATGTTGGCGCTTCCCTTGCTCTTTATCAATTATCGCACTAGCTGGAGAATAGTAATATTGGTGATCAAAGTCCGTGCGTCCGATCAGGCTATCAACCGTCCTGAAATTGAATTGGTCGTGGTCTTCCCAGAACATGTAATTGGACGATCGGTTCGTGGCTGAATATGCGCGTTTAGCTAACCATTGAAGAGCTTCCTTGGGCGATA